AAAGTATCACAAAAATGCGAAACACTAGACGAAGGAATTAAATTCTTAATGGCTGGTGCAAAAGCCGACTATGTTGCAATGTCAACTAGTTATGGTAAAAAAGAATTAACAGGTTGGGCATTAGAACAAACTGATAATTGGGATAAAAAAACAAAAATCTCACAAGGTAAGAAGTACATTAAGATTGTACAAGATACTGGTGTTTTTTGTTTTATTGTAAAAGAAGATTTTAAACACTTTAAGAAAGGTGATATATTGAAAGCCGCTGGTTACAATGCACCTGCTTTAAATTCACCAAGAGGTAATGTACTTTCTGGTAATTACCCAATTCAATGGACTGGTCCATTATATTTAAAATAGGAGAATACTATGAATAGAAGAAAAAGAATTTTTGACAAAGTTGTAATGCCATTAATATCAAAATACATGATTGACCCTTTTAAATATAAAGGCTCATGTATTGCCTCTGGCATACCGATTAAATACTTAAAATATTTTAAAGAGGTGACAGCTCATAAAAATGCTATGAACATAAGATACAGGTACAGAGGTGTTTCAAAACCTTATTATCAAAGACCTCAATCTTTTTGTCATATGCATGGTGCTGATACTTTCGCACTATACACCAGATAACTTCTTTGTTTGTTGTTGTTTCCCCCTAGTAGAGATACTAGGGGGTTTTTATTTTTAGATATTTTGTAATCTTGGATCTTTAGAAGTAATATTTGTTTTTGCCTTTGGTCTAGCAATAGATTGTTTACTTCTTTCTCTCAATTGAGCCTTTGTAGAAATCTCTTGTTGTTTTTTCTTAAACAACGATTTCAAATCCCATTTGAAATTCATACCACCCTCCTTGTTAAAGTTAGGTGCGTTGCTTCGGCATTTGCCTACTTCCAACATAATAATGTTCAACGTTTAATTATTTATCCTCGTCTTCTTCGTATGTAGAAGGACAACCACCCCAATCGTGGTTATCATCGTTGACAATTAAACCTCTATTATGTTTTTCCTGTAAATACTTTTCTTCATCTTCCATATAGCTACTTATAAATCAAAGTTTACAGAATTTACAGCTATTTTGTAAATCGAGTCAATACATTGTAAAGATAAATTGACTCTAATTTACTAATACTTTAATACGATAGAGATACTTTGTAAGGGGATTATTTGGTTGATATCCCCAAGGTTGTTTTTTCTTAGGTTTTCTTTTCTTCTTTTTAGACACGAAGTTTTACATTTACTTATAATATATTAAATTTACACATCAGGTATAGAAAAGTAGCAGAGCAGAAAAAAGAATCCGACAGCTAAATAGTAGTAAAAAGGAGAAATGAATATACAATGTTTACACTTACCACCAAATCAAAAAACTTCTATCTTAATATACTTAAAATTTTTAGTGTGCGTGATGATGATAGCATCGATGCTGGTGTCAAATCTTACTGCCAGGCCGAATACGGTAAAGATTGGTATTGGGCGTACAATTCTTACAAAACAGACGGAAAGTTTCCATCAGTTGCAATATCCAGAATCAACAGAGGCATCCATTAATGTGGCCATATAACGAAGAAGAAAACGACTTTATTTCAAAGACCGCCAAAAGTTAATTATAGGATTATCACTAGTCTTATTTTTATCTTTCGTAGGCATTTCTACATAAAAGATAATACTAAACACTATTAAGGTTACCACCATACCAATGGCTAATAACCCTATTCCTTGAAAGAATAACATACAGTATATATTAGAGTTTAAAAGAGTTTCCTCCGGATTTTGGGAGACCGGTTTCCAAGGTCCTCTGGAGCTTTTCCTGACGGACTAACACCGATATATATAATATCACAAAGCTTGACATTACCGCCATAATAGTGTATACTAGACATATGAAAAAGAAGTATTTCCACGAAGTAATAGAAGAAGACGAAAAGATACTAGCAATAGGTCTTAAACAGTCCAGGTTGCATAAGAAAGAAAGACTTGAAAGAGAAAAGATAAGACAAGCCAATATGCAATCAGATAATATTGAAATGGAAAAGTTAAAGAATGATTAAAGGTTGTGTAGGGTTTAGTTATATAAGTGGCCGTCTATATGGTCATATGTTAATAGTAAGAGGTAAAAGAGTAATTAATATACCATTACCTATTGGAATATACTTTATAATGAATCGACTTTGGAAGAGAAAAAATATCCTCGGAAAATTCCTATTTAAAAAAGAACCATGGTCTGTCCAGTTGGAGCAAGCAAAATCACTCTAAAAATGTATTTGCTGGATGTTATTGCATTTATAGTTTAGCGATTCACTTTAGTTTTTATATAGCGTTTTTTCTGGCAGCTTTCCAGGTGGCCATAGTATTATGGGTTTAAGTCTATTCGACTACCTCTATGTACTACTGCACCTGTAGTGTTAGATGTTTTAGAACCACTTACTGTTTCGTTCTTATTGCCTCGCACATCTAAATTCATATTACCACCAATCTTCATGTTGTAATCGCCGGCCACATTGGTGTTTAGTTTACCATCTTTTAATACCACATTCATATCGCCTTTGTCTATTTGTATATTCACAGAAGCATTAGGGCCAACTTGTATATCGTAGTGGTTATTCTCTTGGCCATCCTTGTTAATGTATATCTTGTGCCTACCACCTATGGTCAGGTCGGCATTGCCTTCTATAATGGCTTGCCTTTTGCCTGATACTATGTTATAATGGTCGCCTTTAACTATATTTACCTGGTTACCATCCTTATCAATCTCCTGTGAGGTGCCTGTTCTATGCGCCGTATATAATCGTTCATTATCTAGTGTGTCATCAATCTCTTGTATATGGCCACTCTCTGACTCAAACACATGGTTATATGGATAGACTGCCTGGTACGGTATGGCAGGCTGTGACCATGTATCACTATCAGACGCCTCTATGGCCACACTTATATGTTCTTCTACTGGTACCAAGTCAAAGTCGGCTGTAGGGACGCCAGTCTTCCTTGTTAATTTTCGTAATTCTAAACCTAGGTGTGGATTAGCGCTATCATTAGTCGCCAACCTATTAGTGTCCACCTCATCTTTATATTTCGGGTATACACCGTTAGGGTCATAGAAGCCTTTAGAGGTATCGGCCAATTCAGACGGCTTGCCAGGTAAAGTTCCTATTATCATTGGCTCCTGCATAGCGTATCCATCACGAAAGTAACCAAACACCCATGTACCCTCAACAATAAAACCTGGAGAACTTCCTAGGCCAGATATGCCAGATGAAGTAATAGGATGAATAAGTTGCGACCACGGTAAATCACTTGTAGGTAAATCATCTTTATTTTGCGTATGTATTCCCACACAACGCACTCTTAAACGGCCAAGTTTCTGTGGGTCTTGCCTGTCTTCGACTACGCCGTTGAACCATATAAAGTTATTTTTTCCTAGAAAATCTTTGTCGTACATTTGTTTTTTACCGATATTTGTCTGCTTTTAATACGCTAGCCATACGCATTTAATTACCATTTCTTTTTTGTTTACGCAAATTACTTATCCTATTTCTAATACTGCGTAAGCACGCCGTAGGCGCCGTTTGAGACCACTCTATGGCCGCTTTAAACCATACTCTGATATACCTTTCTGATATATTTAACTTTCTGGTTCTCTTATATGTTCTATGTGGCCGCTGAGGAAACTTCTTGTTTTTTCGCTCAGATATCCACAAATAGACTTGTCCTAACATATCCGCCTCTACATGGCCTGTGGTAATCGTTCTTACAGGCATTTGTTGTTTCTTTTTTCTCATTATCTCATTGTAGGCCAGACACCTCTAGGCGCCGGACTCTCTAATTCTCTAAGCAAGTTTTTCATCCTCTTTGTATATATCAATGTTAATATCATCTTCTATACCCACCTGGAGACCGTCTTCCTCACTCGGATATGGCGTCCTAACGCTATCTTTAAAGCATTTTAGTACCATTGTATGCGATTGTGTTTCTACAGATATGGTATGTTTTATTGCCATTATCATATATCTACCAGATGTATATGGATTATCTTGTTTTTTCTCTCCTGGCGCTCTTAATGGTTCAGTAAAGTTAATTATATCACCTGCGTTTAACATTGTGTAGCCATGCGCCAGTATAGTCAAATTCATATTTTTATATTGTGCCTGTTGTGATACAATCTTAGGTAGTGTTGAATTTGATGGTGTAAACTCAAAATCATTATGTACTTTACTTGTTTCTGTTACCACCATTTTCTTACTATCTGCACTTTCATATAAAAAGTTATTTGTATCGTTTAATTTGGCAACTGGTGTAATCATCTTATCAGAATCAGCACTTGCACCTATTGTTTCAGTATGAAATTCTTTCTCGTAATTGTCTTTGTAATTAAAATTATGTGTCTTTAATGTTTTATTAAATGCGTCATGCACAATAAGTTTCTCTT